TGTCCGGCTTCTGTCTTTTCCCGATAACGATGGCCAGCCTTTTAAGGAGCGTTGGTTTTATTATAATATCGGCAACAACCCTGGCTTGCTAGCACCATATCAGTTTAGCAATGCTGATCCAATTCAAGAGCTTATTACTAAGCTTCGAGATGACGGTGCTAAGGAATCTTACGAGCTAGCTAAAAAGCTATATCCGAAGATGCGATGCTATGCACCTGTTATTGTTCGAGGTGAAGAGGATAAGGGCGTACGTATCTGGGCCTTTGGCAAGACAGTATATCAATCACTTCTAAACATCATGCTTGATGAAGACTACGGTGATATCACAGACTCAGATGAGGGCCGTGATGTTAAGGTTGTCTGTACTAAGGCACCCGGTCGACAGTGGGCTACTACTGAAGTTCGTCCTCGTGGAAAGCAATCACCCTTAAGTGAAAGCAAGGACCAGATTAAAGAGTACATTGCTTCTATTCCTAGTCTAGACGAAATGTTTACGTGCAAGACTTATGAAGAATTAGAAAAAATTGTCAACGACTGGCTCAACGACGATGAGTCGAGCGACGACGACGGCACTTCTCGCAACTTTGGTGGATCCACACCTACATCAACTGAAACAACCACTACAAAGTCTGATGGTCAAAAGTATAAGTCTCTAGACGAAGCTTTTGCTGATCTAGAAGACCTGTAAGATTTTAAAGAGGGTCAAAAATGGCACAACGAAAGTATCCCGAACAGGATGGTTTTACTAGTGAGCTTATTGCATCACTTAACAAAGAGCACGGTAACAAGGTAGCTTATAATCTTGCCTACGACGACTCTCCGACGCATGTCAACCGATGGATATCCACAGGTTCACGCCAGCTCGATTACATTATTGCTAATCGAGCTGGTGGTGGCTTGCCCGAAGGCCGAATTGTAGAAATATTCGGCCCTCCTTCCATTGGAAAGTCGCACATTGCAATTCAAATTGCAAAGTCAACACAAGACATGGGTGGAATTGTAGTCTATATCGATACAGAAAATGCAACATCTGTTGAAAATCTTTCTTTGTTGGGTGTTAATATCTCTAATAGATTCGTCTATGTTGATACACACTGCACAGAAGAGGTTTTGTCCATTTCTGAGGCTACAATTATGAGAGCAAAAGCTATGGACAAGGGTGTACCCATTACTATTATTTGGGATTCTGTTGCAGCAACTTCTCCAAAGGCAGAGTTGGTAGGCGACTATGACAAAGAATCAATAGGTCTTCAGGCAAGAGCTATTTCAAAGGGAATGCGAAAGATCACAGGCATTATTGCAAATCAAAATGTACTAATGATCTGCTTGAATCAGATTCGAACTAAGATTGGTGTCATGTACGGTGATCCAACTACTACACCCGGCGGAAAAGCTATTCCTTTCCACTCATCTGTACGCATTAAGCTTGGCGCGGGACAACCAATTACCAACAAAGAAAAAGAAGTAATTGGCATCAATGTCTCAGCTAAGACAATTAAAAATAAGGTCGCCCCACCATTTCGTACTGTTAATTTTGAAATTCATTTTGGCAGAGGCATCGTAGAACACGAGCAAATGTTTGATCTTCTAAGGAAGCATGGAAAAACAGAACAAGATGGCAAAATTATTGAGATGACAGGGACCGGCGCGTGGAAAAAGCTAATCGTTTGTAGTCAAAAAACAGGCGAAGTAATAGCAGAGAAGAAGTTTTATAAGGCTGATTTTGGTGAAGTCATTGATGATCCTGAGTACAGTTCTTATATTGAATTAATGCTAGAAGATGCTCTAGTAAGAAGGTCCCAGCAGAGCATTGACTTAGAGTCATACGAGGAAGTTAGATCAGCAGCACTTGAACTTGAGGATCAGCTGATTTCTCCTGAGGGTTAAAATGATTGATAAGCCTGTCTTAATAATTGACGGGTTGAATTTCTTTACACGACATTTTGTCGTTAATCCTACAATGAGCCAGAACGGTCATCATCTGGGCGGCTTTGTAGGTTTTCTTAAGGGTTTACGCCTTTTGAGTGAAAGATGTTCTCCTGCACAAATTGTTGTTGTCTGGGAAGGCGGCGGTTCTTCACGTCGAAGAGCAATATTCTCTGACTACAAACAAGGTCGAAGGCCTCAAAAGCTAAATCGATACTATGAAGATATACCTGACACATTCGGTAACAGAAATAGACAAGTTGCATTACTGGTCGAAGCTTTAAGACACGTACCTGTAAGACAAGTATATGTTACCGAATGTGAGGCTGATGATGCCATAGCATATATGACGAAATATCAGTATAGAGATCACAAATGTGTGATTGTTTCATCTGATAAAGATTTATATCAGCTTATCGATGATAGAGTAACACAGTGGTCACCAGGCCAAAAAACGTATATAACATCAGAAAAAGTTAAAGAGAAATTCGGTGTATCTGTATCTAATATTGTTACAGCAAGAGCGTTTATAGGCGATCCTTCAGACGGTCTCAAAGGTGTTCCTCATGCAGGGTTTAAATCATTGGCAAAAAGATTTCCAGAACTCTTAAGCGATGAGCATGTATCTGTTAGAGATGTAGTCACGATGGCTGAAAAACTCTTAGAGACAAAAAAGCTTAAAGTATTAGACTCTATAGTCGAAAATTCTGATGTTGCACTAAGAAACTGGAAACTAATGTACCTAGACATTACAAACTTGTCTGGGCAACAAATTGAAAAAATTAAATACACAATTGATTCTTTTGAAGCTAAGCGTAATAAGATAGCTCTAATGAGAATGTTAATGAGAGAGGGCGTTAATAACTTTGACGTTGATTCCTATTATGTCGCAATCAAAAACTGCAAGTGAGACTTGATGAATAATATGCCCGAAAATAACGCAGACCACTCCGGACTCTTTTCGCAGTATGGCAAACAATTTCAGGAAACAATATTTCAAGGATTAATATCTGATCACGGCTGGGCTTCACAAATGACTGAAGTCATGAGCCCAGACTACTTTGAGATAAAAGCCTTGAGCTATCTAGCTGAAAAATATTTTGCATATCACAGAAAATATAAGTGTTTTCCCACGCTAGGCTTGTTGGTGTCTATTATCAAAGAAGAGCTTACAGCAACAAATGACACAGTATTACGTGATCAAGTTGTAGACTTTTTGCACAGGACAAAAGCAAGTCCCAACGTTTCAGATTTACAGTATGTTAAAGAAAAGTCACTAGATTTTTGCAAGCGGCAAGCTTTTAAAGATGCTTTAGAGCAGGCTGTAGAATTGGTCTCGACTGATAAGTTTGACAGTGTTGTGACCTTAATGAAGAATGCAGTTGCAGTGGGTATGCCCTCATCAGTAGGACATGACTTTTTTGAAGACTTAGAGGCAAGGTTTGTCAAGTCTAGACGACAAGTATGTCCAACAGGTCTCAAGCGTTTAGACGCAAAAGATATTTTACAGGGAGGCCTTGGGCGAGGAGAAATTGGTGTAGTCACTGCTAACACTGGTGTAGGAAAGTCTCACTGGTTAGTAGCAATGGGAGCTAATGCATTGAGAGCTGGAAAGAATGTTGTACACTATACATTTGAGCTCTCAGAGCTTTCTGTAGGGCTTCGTTATGATTCCAATTTCTGTGATATCCCTAGTAATGAGGTACCCGACAATAAAGACTTTGTCATAAAGAAATACGAACACCTGGATCTCGGGCGCCTTATTATCAAAGAGTATCCTACAGGGTCAGCATCTGTAATTACTATTAGAAATCACCTTGAGAAACTAGCACTTAAGGGTTTTGTGCCCAGTCTAGTTGTGATTGACTATGCAGATGTTATGAGGTCGACGAGGGCATATGATTCTTTAAGGCATGAGCTCAAGTTGATCTATGAAGAACTAAGAAATCTATCTATGGACATGAACGTGCCTGTCTGGACAGCATCTCAAGCTAACAGAGACTCAGCTAAGTCTGATATCGTAGGCTTAGAAAACATGGCCGAGGCATACGGGAAAGCAATGGTGGCTGATCTAGTTATCTCGATATCCAGAAAACCTATGGAAAAAGCTACAGGCGGTGGCCGACTATTTGTAGCAAAAAATCGCGCAGGACGTGATGGTTTAGTTTTTCCGGTACACATTGACACTGCTAAGTCTACCATTGAGATATTAGACGAGAGCCACATGACGCTCAACGAAGCAGTCAAGCAGGATGAAACTAGCATGAAAACATTATTAAAACAAAAGTGGTCAGAAGTGAGCGGAGCATGAGCAACAACAATGAGTACAATGAAGCATTCAGACAGTGTGTAGAATACTTTGGTGGCGACGATTTAGCTGCTAACGTATTTTTGACAAAATATGCACTAACTGATAAGGATGGGAACATTCAAGAGAAGACGCCCGATGACATGCATCGACGTTTAGCGTCTGAGTTTTTCAGGATTGAACAAAAATATCCGAACTCAATGAGTGAAGATGATATCTACAATCTATTTGCAAACTTCAAATATGTGGTACCACAAGGCTCACCCATGTCTGGCATTGGCAACCCCCATCAGATACAATCAATATCAAACTGCTTTGTTATCGACTCTCCTCATGACTCCTATGGCGGCATCCTCAAGACAGATCAAGAGTTAGTACAGATTGCCAAGCGCCGCGGCGGCGTAGGCTTTGATATTTCTAGCATTAGACCTAAAGGCGAAAACACAGGTAATTGTGCTCGAACAACTGATGGTATTGAAGTCTTTATGGATAGGTATAGTAATTCTTGCCGTGAAGTTGCTCAAGGCGGCAGACGGGGTGCACTAATGATTACGATATCAGTGCTTCACCCACAAGTAAGAGACTTTATTCGTATTAAGCGTAACTTAACACGAATTACTGGTGCAAACCTCTCAGTTAGGCTCACAGATAGCTTTATGCATGCAGTTCGTGATGAGACAGAGTTTAAGCTCCAGTGGCCTGTTGACTCTTCTGAACCTGTAGTTACTAGTACTATCGACGCTAAAGATTTATGGCACGAAATTATTGAAAGTGCCCACGCATGCGCCGAGCCCGGTTTGCTTTTTTGGGATAATGCAAAAACAATGACACCGTCTGACATTTATGAAGATGAAGGTTTTGGGTCTGTTAGTACTAATCCATGTGGTGAAATTATTTTGAGCCCATATGATAGCTGCAGGCTTATGCTAGTCAATCTCAAGAGCTTTGTCTTGAGTCCCTTTACACCATCTGCAACATTTGACTATGAGAAGATGGGCGAAGTAGTCCAAAAAGCTCAAAGGCTTATGGACGATATGATTGATCTAGAGATTGAGCAAGTTGATAAAATTCTTCAAAAAATTATCGATGATCCTGAGCCTGACTCTGTAAAGCGGACAGAAAGGGAAATGTGGGAATCAATAAAGTCACAAGCCTTAAGAGGCAGACGCACAGGTCTAGGCGTAACCGCAGTCGGAGATGCAGTAGCCGCATTAGGAATCAGATACGGAAGTGAAGAGTCGATCAGAACTGTAGAAACAATTTACAAGTGTCTGTCACTTAATTCATACAAATCATCATGTATTCTGGCAGAAGAGCGTGGTTCTTTTCCTGTCTACAACAAAGACAAGGAGGAGGGTCATCCATATCTTTCTCGATTATTTGCTGCTGATGAAGAGCTGGCAGCTTTGCACGCAAAGTCAGGACGCAGAAACATCGCGTTGACAACTACAGCACCAGCTGGCTCAGTTTCTGTACTTACACAGACTACTAGTGGTATCGAGCCTGCTTTTTTGTTGAAGTACATGCGTCGCAAAAAGATTAATGCAGAAGCCGAACCTAATGCTCGCATTGATTTTGTTGATGATATTGGCGATGCCTGGCAAGAGTATCCTGTGTACCATCACGCATATCGTGAATGGATGGAAACAACCGGCCTCCAAGACGAAAAGATGTCACCATACTGGAAAGCAACAGCCAACGAAATTGTCTGGACACAAAAAGTCAAAATGCAAGCTGCAGCACAAAACTGGATTTGTCATGCTATTTCAAATACTACGAATCTACCTGAGGATACATCCATTGAAACTGTCAAAGATGTTTATATGACCGGCTGGCAGCTAGGCTGTAAGGGTGTGACAGTCTATCGAGATGGCTGCAGATCAGGAGTTTTGGTGGGAGAAACCAGCAGGACAGAGGGTTCTTTTGAAGAAAGGTCCTCTCCTAAGCGAACCGAAACTCTAGAATGTGATATCCACATTGCCACAATTAAAGGCGAAAGATGGACAATCCTAGTTGGAATTATGAATGGGCGCCCTTATGAAGTTATGGGTGGTCTATCTCATTATGTAGAGATCCCCAGGAAGTATAAGACAGGCACTATCGCAAAGAAGTTACGCAAAACTACAGCATCAATCTACGACCTTACTGTTGGAGAAGGCGATGATCTGCTGGTTGTTAAAGATATCGTGAAGGTATTTGACAATCCAAACTATGCGGGCTATACTAGAACGATTTCTTTGGCATTACGCCATGGAGCGCCAATTCAGTATCTTGTTGAGCAGCTACAAAAAGACAAAGACGCTGATCTTTTTAGTTTCTCTAAAGTAATTGCAAGATGCCTTAAGAAATATATTGCAGATGGAACAAAATCAGGAAGTAAAGTATGTGAAGCATGTGATACAGAGAACTCTCTAATTTATCAAGAGG